CCGGAATCGATTACTCTCACAAAAACCCGATGATCGGGGCGAGAAACCACATGGCAAGGGCAATACTTCTTAAACATATCGAAACAGGTGAAATTGAATTTTTTGAGTCGATTGCAGACGCTAAACGCAAATACAAAATAGGTAACATAAACTCGGTTCTTACAGGTCAAAGAAAGTCGGCGGGGGGATTTACCGCTTCCTACGCTAACGAGGACAAATAGATGGCAAAAAGATTTCGCACGGCACCGGTGCCCCAGGGAGAGGTAAGTTCTTATGTTTCTGATCCCTACAATTTATCGAGCATCTACATGTTCGGTTCCTCCTCGCCTTTCACAGGGCAAGGATCGACAATTGTCAGACCTAATGATGATTTGCTCATCCAAAAAGGAGGGAATAGGGCACTCATAGTCTATATGAGATTGCTTTACGACGAGCAAGTTCAAGGATGTTTTAAGAAACTTCTGCAGGAAGTAACTTCCAGACCCTGGTATGTTCAACAATACTCCGATAAACCCGGTGACGTGGTTGTTCGTGACTTTGTTGCGGGAGTTCTCGAAGAAATGAATCTGGATGACCTATTCATCGGGATGGCAGAGTCTCTAATAACTGGGTTCTCTGTTGGCGAGGTAATGTGGAAAAAGACAAAACGTGGAGTCGTCCCTTTTGACGTCAGGATGAGGGATCAGCGCCGCTTCGTATTTCAAGAGGATGAAGAGTCCCAAGTTGGATTTACGATGCGTTGTCTAACCTTTAACCGAATGTTTGAGGGTGTTGAATTGCCCTCCAGAAAGTTTATTGTAAGCAGATACTATGTGTCCCACAATGGTGACCCCTATGGTGCATCCATGGGACGCATACTATACCCCCTTGTGAAGTTTCGACGGCGGGCAATCGAGTCGTATGTTCTTTACGGGGATCGTTACGCCACTCCCACCGCCGTCGCTAAGGCACCCTTATCTGCAAGTACCCGGGAACTGGATACACTCTACGGACATCTTTCAAACTTGTCTCAAGAAACGGCGATGATTCTGCCAGAGGGTTATGAACTTGAGTTCGTGGTCCCTTCTGGTTCTCCTGAAGTGTTCCAAAATCTCATAGACTATGTTGATCAGCAGATCTCTCTAATGATCTGTGGGGAAAATGAAGTAGGTTCAGCAGAGGCTGGTTCTCGCGCTTCCTCGGAAGTCGGTAATCGTGTTCGTGTGGTCCGGGCTTCGGAGTTGTCCGAGCTTCTCTGCCACACCCTTAATGACACCCTCATTCGTTGGATTGTTGACCTCAACTTTGGAACCGATGTTGCTGCCCCAGTCCTTACCAGAGAGTTCAGGATTGAGGAGTCTACTGTGACAGTTCCTGATGTTTCACTTCTAATTCAATCGGGATTCACACCCAAGAAAGAATGGATTGAACGTCACTTTAGAATTGAGTTGGAAGAAAAAGGACCCGAAGGGACTGCCCCTGAGCAAGGCGGTGCTGAAGGGGGAGGCGAAACTATGTATGACCCTCAACAAGACCAAGACTTGTTCGGTAGTATTTTTGGTAGTGAACCCGGAGCCATTTCTACAGGAGAGGCTGATAAGGCTGCTGCTGGGGCTGAAGTTGCAAAGGCTGAAGAGACAGTCAGCCAACCTTCTGGGGCAACCCCCGAGGAGTCTCAAGCAGACGCGATTAGTGAACCTGACCCAGAAGCTGCCTTGAATGCTTTCCTTGATGAGCAAACCAAGGGGGATAAACCTTTTGGAAATGAAGAAGTCACGGAAGACCAGGCTGTAGAGATGGACAAATAATAAGGGTAAAATACACACATGGATCCTAACTAAACACTGTGTTTTCGAAAAAAATTCATGTGTTTCGCGCAGGCGATCAAACCTCTGCTCAGGGGGTTCAAAGGAATTTCTCACCGAAAGACCTTGACCAAGTTGTTCAGACTTATGATCCCTCGATTCACGAAGCACCCCTCGTAATCGGTCATGCGGGGGACAATGACAGCACTCCTGCCTTCGGCTGGATTAAGGGTTTCACCCGCCAGGGTGATAATCTGTACGCCGACGTGGCATTCACAGATGCTGCCAAGGATCTGGTTAAAGATGGTCATTACCGAAAGGTATCCATATCTTTTTACTCCCCAGACTCCACCATAAATCCCCATAAAGGTAAATGGACGGCACGACATCTGGCTCTGCTGGGGGCTTCACCTCCGGCAGTAAAAGGTCTCGAACCTTTCAACTTTTCGGAGATTGAAGGTGTGTTCGACTATGCTGTTTCTTTGGCTCCCTCAGACATTTTTGATGATGAGCTTGGACCTACCTTACTGGTAGACAAAAGCCCCCTTCAGATGTTGCAAGAGAAGCTCGCGGCTGTCCGAGAGGATGTGTCGAGTGCAGTCAAAGACTTACAGGAAGGATCGCAAAACCAACCTGTGAACCAAGTACAGGAAGCCGCTGCATCATCGGTGACCGCCGAACCAGAAGCAGCCCAAATGGCAAATCCTGACTCACAACAATTTGCCGAAACCAAAAAGAAACAAGGTCGTGAAGGCACTGAAATCGCTCAGCAAACGGCTGACCTCGAAAATCAATTTCCGGAAGAGGAATTTATGGACCAAGGAAGTATCAGCCGGAAGCGTGCCAAAGGCGCCAACGGCCAAGTTATGCAAGTTGTAGAAAACGTCTACGACGAAGCTCACAAAGAATCGACCGATGAGCGGAAAGCCGCTGCTGATCGCTCCGCTGAGGCCAAGCGCCTCAAACAAGAAGGCAAACCGGGCGAGGCCAAAATGGCGAAACGTTTTGGTAAGGAAGAAGACAAACTCATTTCTGAAGACCATAAAGAGCTGACCCCTGCTCAGCGCAAAATGGATAAAAACAAGAATGGCAAGATTGATGGTGAAGACATGAAAATGCTTCACAACGATCACGGTGAACTTCCCGAAGCTTTCAAGAAAAACATCGAAAAGATGAAGGCCAAAAAAGGCTCTGCCGACCACGCCGAACTTGAGTATGACGAAGTTTCCTATAAGACCAATCCCGCCCCTGGCGTGGTGAAGTTTGGCAAGAAGTCTGAGTCCGATGATGATAACACCGGTCGTTATGAAACTGCTCGTTCTGCCGACAACGGTTATGTTGATCGCATGAAGACCGGTAAGCAAGGCGCTGATGGTAACACAGGTCGTTTCCAGACTGCCAAGAGTGGCGCCCAAGATGCCGACCGTCTTGACACTCCCCACAGCGGTGAACAGGATGAAGACCGCATGAACACTGCAAAGGCAGGTATGACCGATGCTGATGGCGAAAGTCGTTGGGCTGGTCAGCAAGACGGTTACGACCAAGTCAGCAACATGGATCAGTATGATGCTGGCTTGAGCGACTACCCAGATGGTGTTCAACCGAAGATGTCCACCGGCACTGACCCTTATGGTCGTGACGAGACTGAAACCAAGATGCCTACCGAGTCCGAAGAAATGCCTGATGACGAGATCTTCGCTGTCAGTACAGTGAATGTCATGTCTGATGGTTCAATGCGTGTTCTTCGCACCAAATCATCTGATGCTCGTGCCAAGTCTGTCAGCACTCACAATGTGCTGTATGCAGAAGGCCCCCAAGCCGACGAAATGACTACTGAAGACGGTGTCACAACCGCCAAGAAGTCAATGAAGGGGAGCAAAATGGTGGAACATGCCGAATATGACCAAGGCGAAGGCGGTGGCGGTAGCCTTGAATCCCTCCGTGCAGAGATTGGCGATGGCAAAAAGTCCAAGAACAAGCAACTGATTCCAGGTGCTATGGACGACACTGATACCCCTGGCCAAATCGTTGGTCCTGATGGTGCCTTCGCTGAATCCTACCGTGGTGAGAAGAAATCTACCTCCAAGCAACTGACTCCTGGGGCTATGAACCAGATTGACGAAGCCGATGAAACTGTTGGCCCCGATGGTGCCTTCGGTGAGTCTCTTGAGGGTCTCCGTGAAAACATCGGAGACGGTAAAAAGTCTAAAGCCAAGCAACTTACCCCCGGTGCTATGGACCGGACCGACGTTGAGGATGAAACATCCAAACGTGACGGAGGTGTGTTCGCTGAAGAGCATGGTGAGTGTGGTGGTAAAAAGAATCCTTACACCAAAACTGGTTTCGGTTCCACTTACGACGAGGATGATGGAGATGAGGAGGAAGACTTCAATGAAGTTTCCGCCGATCATTGTGGAATGAACTACGGTATGGGTTCTGATGGTCAAGCCCGTGGAACTGGCTACCCTACACAAATGTATGAAGAGTTGAAGCGCCTCAAGGCAGAACATGCCGAGCTTCAGAAAATCTACATGGAGGAGAAGATCCGTGGCCGCCGTAACAAGATTGCTTCCTTTGTAGAAGCCCTCTATGAGGAAGGTCGTTTGACTGATGGTGTAATGCCCCAGTCTGAGCTTCAGTCTTACTGCGAAGGTCTTGAGTTCGGTACTCTTGAGTTCTCCGAAGGCGAAACCGCCGCTAGTAAGCTCCTTGGCCTTCTGAGCAAGCTTCCCCCAATGGTTTCCTTTGGTGAAATTGCTGCTGGCACCTTCCAGTATGCCGAAGAGGATCTCGATCCTCATGCTCTCGCTCTGAAGATTGTTGAAGAGTCTGAGGGTAAAATCGACTACGTGGAAGCCCTGAAGAAAACCATGTTTGCCTGAGATTAAGTAATGGACCTTCTATCATTGGTCAATCTGGCCACCAAAAGGAGGTCCGATTACATCACTCAAGCGAAAACCTTAGCTAAGAAGTATAGTACACAGCCAAGTCTGGAAAATCAGATGGCTAAAGAGTCTAGGCTTCTGGTTACAGGTTTACGGGACAAGCTAATGAGGTGGGATGAGTATGAGAGATCACTCATCGACAAAACTCTCACCTCTGCGCTTGCTGCTTTCATACAAGGAGTCGGCGATGACAAAGCCGACCAGAAAATTGAAAAGGCGTGGCCCATCATCGTTGGTGATATGCTTCCGCCACTTACAAAGTTTTTGGCAGAGACCAAGGAATATATTGACGACGGAACTCTTCGACTTGGAGATCAGACCCTAGACTTTAGGGACTACGACCTTGCAGGGGCAATTCCGGGAGCAATGGATCTGGAGACTGACGAAATCGATGGCATCAACCCTGAAGAGGCAGGTGTTGTTGAAGCAGATCAGTCTAGGGCCCAAGGTAGCACATGGCCAGCACTGTTTAGTCGTGTTATTCGCTACCTTGCTAACCCGACCTTCTCATTTTTCAACTTAGGGTCCTACATGAGAGTGCAGGACATGGGATACAAAGAAATGATAAGGGTAGCCAAACATGATAAAAAAGTTTGTAAAGACTGCAAAGAGTATGACGAAATGGGTTGGCAACCAATTGGCACCCTTCCCATGCCCGGAAAAGGTTGTCGTTGCTATGACCGTTGTCGTTGCGTGATTGACTACCGATAAGGGTAAATACAGTATATTTGCTAGGTGAAAAAACCATTCCTAGGGTAAACAAAAAACTTTTGAAGACCTCTATCTGAGATACAAAATGACGATTAACACTGGACCTATCTACGGAAAGCAGTACATCCGTTACGCAGAAACCTGGGAAGCACCTGCCAACAACCA